ATTTGCTAAAGTTATGTACGGTGTTCTATCGCAAAGTATTAAGCTAACTATTTCTTTGCTTTGAAACTGCATCGGCTCAAAAGATAATTTAATTAAATATTTTGCAGCTGCACCTTCAACATCTTGTCTGATAACTTCAAATTCTACGTTTCTAGCTTTGATTACAGCCATGGATCTACCTCCTTATCAAACTTAAATACAAGAGGCTGGTTCTTAACAAACTGCTCAGAGTTTTTGTGCATCTTGTTAATTAAAGCATCTACTTCAGCAGACATATTATCTAAAGGTACCGCAACACCATTTGCTGTGGCAATCTCCAGGCTTTTACATCTATCTTTAAATTTCTCTATATCTTCAATAAGGTTTTGACTGCAAAGCCTATCCATACTGATCTTAAAGAATTTAGCTAACTTAACTATAGCTGCTGGATGTGGAGAGTTCTTTCCTCCTTCATACTTTTGTACTTGCTGAAAGCTTGTACCTATAACTTTACCAATTCTTGTTTGGTTAAAGCCTTTTTGTTTACGTAGGTATTTTATATTTTTACCTAGTGTGTGGTTAAAGATCTTTTGATCTTCCGTTGTGCCAAGATTTGACATTTTATATCCTCCATACTTTGATTAAAATAATTCTCAACTTGAGACTGCCAGTTGCTCATATCAAAAGCTCTTGACTGCTCACAATTAATTAAGAACGCCTCCACCGATATTTCTTTGAAAGTATTTTGGTACCTAAAATAAAACGCTGGTACTCCTTCTTCATACTTTAAATAAAATGGTGAGTTGTTAATTCTAGCGGTAGGCTCATCGCTGCTAAAATTTTGATAATGAAAATAACTATCGTAAGTTACCTTCTCAAACTCATGTACTCTTTTTTCAGTTTCCATATTAACTCCAAGGATCATCTGCAAACTGTAAGTGAATACAGTTAGCTAATTTTTTATTTTGACTTGCTAGTTTTGATACTAATCTTGCAGCAGCTAACGGTGAAAATTTCATAACTTCACCAAATTGTTCTAAGCAACCAACATCATCGGCTGTGAGTTCGTAATGTTCCCACAGATCCGAAGACATTGCTAAGTTAAGAGTATTCTCAACTGTAAACTTTTTATACTCCAAAGCTTCAGCTTCTTTTTGAGCTGCACTCTTTGGTGTATTTGGAAAATTAATTATCTTTGCCATTAGTCCGCTGCAATTCTTCCGCTTTACGCAAATAGTTAAGAGCATCTACGTAGTTATCCTCTTTAAAGCTATGCGCAGCTCTAATTACTTTTGCTGCTACATACATTAAAGCTACCTTCCATGGTGGAATAGGTGCTGGTAAATCGAGCAGAGCGGACCAGCTTTTGCCAATCAAAGTAAGATTGGTAGTAAAGCTGCCGTACTCCGCTCTTTTGATTTTACGGATATGCTCAATCTTATGTTCTACGCTCATCGTTCTTAACGAACTCCTCATAAGATTTGTTAATTGCCATTTCGACAATCTTTGCCATGCTTACTGGAGCATCACACTTAGTCTCAGCTAAAGTTTTAAGCTTTGTGTAAACTGGCATTGAGATTGCTATTGACTTGTATTTATCCGTGTCCACTTATTACTCCAGTGATGCTGGATCAAAACTCTCACCTTCAGAGTTCATTTCCAGTTTTTCTACACGGTGCATCCAGTAATACGGTGTACCTTCGGCAAGCTTACCTTTACCTGATGCTGTTGATTTATACGCTCCAAATCTGTACTTAACGCCATCTACGTCAATCGTACCTTTTAGATCGTAACTTTTAGGACTAGCTTTATTCGTATTAAGAATAGCAGTACCAAAAGATTTAGTGTCTTGACCTTCAGCCATTTAACACTCCTTTAGTCTCTAGTGTTGATTTAAGCTCTGTAAATCGCTCTTGGAATTTTCCGTAAGCAATTGGATTACTTGTCTTAATCTTCGCTAACACGTCTTTATGTTTAGAGATCCAAGCTTTGTAATTTCCAGGATGAGAGACTTGTTGCAATTCCTGGAGAGCTGTTTGTAATTGACGATCTTGCGCTTCAATGGCCGCTGAGACTTCCTCTGCGCTCGCTAGATTATCGTTTGAAAATCCGCAAGCAGCCAGACATCTACCCCATGCACTCGATTGAGCGTTCTCCAAAGCGCTTGTTTTATTAATCATACTTTGACTACGGTTTTCCTCGGCTAAGCCAGTTCCAACGTGTCTTCCGTCAATAAAAGCATCGCATTGAACAATCACTTTTTTATCGTCTTGGTGAATTATCTGATCTACTAGGTCCAATGATGAACCTAATACTCTTCTAGCAATACCAAGTCTGGTACTTACTAAATTATAATCTTTGCCTTTTATTTTGACTGCCTCAGATGCAGCAATCTTTTTAAACTCATTTAAAGCATCGATTAGTTTGTCTTTTGTTTCCATATTATTTAACACCTCAGCAATTCCATAATTTTTTTGCGTCTTGAACAAACTGATTACCAATGGACCAACAAAAGTTGTGATCGAATTGTGGATCTAAGTCTTGGACAAGCTCATGTTTTATTTTTTCAAGATCTGTTTCATCTGCGTATCGCATCAACAAACGTTCTCTTCTTTTAAAAACAGTTACTAATTGTTCGTAATAATTATTTAGATTTTCTGGCTCAAGATCTCCGCAGTTGTGCCTATCAAATATTTTAAAATCATCTTTAACTACATAAATTAATTTAACTTCATGCTCAGGTTTGCATTTAGAATAAAACGCGCATTGCATTAAATGATTTTTGTTAGGCATCATCGGAACCTTTGCAGAAGTAAAAGAGTATGAACCATCCTTTTTTATTCTTGAAGGTCGATCGTGACTTGTTTTAATTTCTAACAAGGAGAAAGAACTACTGTTGCCAGTAGATGAAAGATCTTGTTGAAATTCCAAATCAGATCTTCCGATGATTGGAAGTAATAAACGGTCATCGTGGAATGACAACACGTTTTCCGCTATTACATTTTTTTTAACGCCTAACACTTCAACAGCTTTTGCAAGCTGTGAAATCGATTGAGGTATTGTTTCTTGATACCAATTAAATTTTATTAAATCTTTGTCGTTGACTGGATTGTATTTACTAAACTCTTCCTGGACCTTCTGCACTGCAAGATCCAGGCTGAGCTTCTCATTAACAACAGGAGATAGTTTACGAGTATTCGGATTAAGTTTAAAAATTTTATCTGCTAAGTGATATTGAATTGAACTACCTATAGCTACACCAGCTGCCATATTAGCATTGCCTTCAAACTGTCTTCTTACATCTTGAGGTACAAACCAATATCTGTAAGCAAAGTTACCGTCAGGATAAACTGCTTGAGTAGGTGAGTGATGGTTCCAATTAAATAAATTACAAACTGTTGGTGTTCCAGCCTCCTCTAAAGGATCTGAAACTTTTATATTTTGATTGAATGTCATAGAAGCGTTCTAGACCTTCTAGGATTTCAACTCAGCTCGCTGTCGCTGTTTAGTAATGTATGGTGAAGCTTGTTAATTCTAAGTAATTCTACTTAGTTCCTAGTGCTGCTTTTAAAGGTATGTTACTAGCAGTTACGGTATATTGCGGTTTAAGTTCTACGACTGGTTTTTCCCACGGTAAGCCTTCTCTATATCTCATCAACCACCTAGCTTTATATTTAACAACTCTATCTGAAATAGGTACATATTGAGGACCTCTTTCTCCTTCGTCATCTTTGTTAAATCTTCTATTTTTTTCAAGCATACTTTTTGAAATTAAACCGTCTAAAAGTATTACAGCATCATCAGTAGTAAACATTCTATCAGGATTAAGATTATAATAGTAATTTAAACATTTAATAAATTTACCATCCGTACCTCTATCCAAAGTAATATTTTTTTCTTTAATCTTTTTTACTTCTTTTTTCTTAGGCACGTTTTTGTTCTTTTTCTTTATAAAATTTAATTTGTTCTTCTAAAGCTTTTTCACCTTCTTTTGTTTCGTAGTATAAATCCTTAACTGCTTTCATTACTTCACCAGATAAAGTTCTTTTTATTTGTTCAGTTTTTTCTTGTAATTGTCTTTGCGCTTTTTCGTATTCATCTAAAAGTTTTGCACCTTTAAGTCTGTCTTTTTCATTTTTTAATTTAAGGTCTTTCATTTTAAATTCATATTGAACTGTAAGATCTGCTAATTTTCTCTCAGCATCTTGTTGAGACATTAAAACTTCAGTTGGCATATATTTACCAGCAACTGTTGCGTCTTGTATCGACTTTGGATCTACTAATGAAACTACTGGAGAAATAAATTCAAAATCAAAATCTTGATAAATAATTTTTTTACTTTCATCACAGTATGGATCAGGATTTAATAAAGTTTTTTTACCTCTGTATTCTTCATACAATCCAAAATAATAATGAGTTAATTCTTCATCAAAGAAACCTTTAACTTTAACACCAACAACGCAAAGCTTATTATTAATTTCTAAATTACTTTGGTTATCTTTATAATAAAATGCTACTTGATTATGATACATAGAACCTCTAGCATCAATTTTAATTGCTCTAATATTTGATTTATAAATATCTCTTGGAACTACAACTGTTTCTTTTTTAGCAGATGGATAAACTCTTCCTGGATAATAATTTTCATCAGTTACAACATCTTGTAACGTATTAACATATCCCCAAACACTTGTTAATTGTTTAGGCAATAATAAATCAGCTGGATCAACGTTTAATTTGTTTGCATACTTTAATGCGTTTTCTATTGTGATACCTCTTTCACCAGACAACTGATAATAAACTGATTGTCTGTTTTGATTTGTATCTCTTGCTAAACCAGATACTGAAACATTGCTCTCTTTAATTTTTTCATTTAAATAATCTTTTTGATAAGTTGTTAATGAAAATGTTGTATTATTCCAATCAGTCATAAAAGCTTGATGAAACTGATCTCTTTTAGCTGGGTTCTTTTTTTCTTTTATTTTTGCTATTGCTGCAAACAATACATCTTCAACTGGTCCATCTATTTGAATTACATTTTTATTTGCATACTCAAAAACAACTCTTGCACTTGGTCCAGTTAGTAAAGATCCAGGAAATTTTTTAATTGTTGATTTAATTAATTCAGATGCACCTTTTTGGAATTGACCAGTTTCTATTCCTTTATCGTCTCTTTTAAGAATTGAATATTTTAGAATTTTTAAGTTTTTGTTGGCTTTAATATTTTTAAAATTCATTAAAAATCGTTTTAAACCTTTATCCTATACTGTCAACAAAAAGTTAGTATTATTATGTAAGTTGTAGACACTATGTAATTTGAATAGTTAAAAAGACAGAATATAAGCCAAATATAGCTAAATTAGGCGGTTTTTAAGGCTTTTTTAGCTAATTTTTGACTATGGCTAGAGAAATATACGCAAAAGACGTTAAATTTACTGCTTATTCTTACACTCATCGCGAAAGCCATGATGGAATTTGTATGATGGATGTTGATAAAGTAGCTACGTGTATTGCCTGTAATAAGCCTTTATTTATCGCAGAAACAGCAAAACATAAAGGATCTAGAGAAGATTACAAAAAAGGTCATTCAATGATTAAGCAGCTGGCAGAAATGTCAGGCTTAAATGCTTACATTGTTTGGTACAAAGTAGAGAACGAAAGAGTTTATAGATTATCCGTTCGTAAAGTATTTCCAAATTATACAAACATACAAAGCTGCAACTGGGAGCAATGGATTAGTTTTCTTGCAAAGTTCCAGGTCAAACATTTTCCTAATTGCAAACGCAAAGACATTTTTAGAAATAAATTAAAAAACTTAACTCCAACACAATTAAAAGATTATGCAGAAATTTTGGATAGCTGATAAAGAAATATTAAAGCTACAGATAACAGCTGAACAATTTAGAACCTATAGCTATTGGTGCAGTCAATACAACGTTAAGACATTAAAACCATTTATTAACTACGTACAAACAGCAAGTGATTTAGGTATTTCAGTAGATAAAGTTAAAAAGATATTAACTGATTTATGTACCGTAACTGTTGAAGGTGATGCTTTAGTTTCAGTTGTAGATAATAAAATACATAGAAGATTAGAATTTGATTTGCCAAGATATAAAAGATTTCTTAACTCAATAGGTTTTCTTGGTTACAGCTCAGGCAAAGGTTGGTCCAACATACAAGAGCATTTAAAAAAAGATCCAGTACAAATAAATAAGATCTACAAGTTTGCCAAGCTAGATCAATATTCATTGCATGACAAATTAAATGATATGTCTGATGCAGAGCTTAAAACGATAACGCCTGGAGATCTTAAATATCCGTGGGTTCTTACAAATATTTTAAAGGAACGTAACATTGGATAAAAAAGATTTTAATCATTATTTAAAACAAGACATACTTACAATTAGAAACATTGTTAATCTATTTGAAGATGCTGCAAGAACTGAGAGATTTATTGCAAAGCCAAGACATCCTGGAGCGCCAAGTATGTATGATATTTTAATAACAAGTTACGACAAATCAGATATAGGATATTACCAAAAGCAACTAAAACTTAGAGCTTCGCCAAGGCAAATAACTAGGTGGGAGTTTGCAATCGATATGCTTATGTTAATTGATAAAGATATAGTTGATAATCCTATAGAGATAAGAGAAATGATTTGGATGAGAGCTAAAAA